TAAGTATGGTTACTTCAGCCATTATTTCATCCTATTTTTTTTAATTTTTCTTAAAAGTTTGAAATCGTGAGCATCAATTTTATTGTTTTTGTTTGCATCAATTTTATGTTGATTTCCAACTAATTCTTCTTCAACTTCCTTTGAAGAATTCTCTCCCATTTTTTTCTTGCGCTTGTGATTCATATGATATTCTGCAAACATAACTTTAACATCTTCAGTATATACTTGCTCAACGCCGTGATCAAACTTTACATTATACCACTCGATAGAACCATCTTCTGCCGGATCAGCGTGATCTCCTTCAACAACCAATCCCTCTCCAAATACATCAGAATAAACGTGCTTTGCGCAATAATGCATCTCTTCAATATTCTCTTCAGCAACTTTTTTAGCTGTAGCTGTAGCAATAGCCATTTTTTTAGCCATTGGCATTTCAGGATTTTCACGCTCGATTGCTTTAGCAACCTCTTCACGCTTTTTCATTTCGGCGGGAGTGAGAGTTTTTTCTAAAAGTTCTACTCTAAATGTTTGAAAGGATTTCATAGTTGTCTCTTCTTTTTGAATTGGAGGCATTGGTTTGCCACTTTTCATTTGCTTTATTGTAGCCATTAAATGGCCTTTACCTCTTTTATATTTTAAAGATGATGGCGTAGAAGGATCATCGACCTGAGCTCCAGCTTTTTGTTTGTAGCGCTGTAAAAGTTCATTAGAAACTTCATTGACCTCTTCAATTGTTTCTTCTTTAGTATACTTTTTCAAATCAGGAGACTGTTTAATAACTTTTTGCATAGCCATTCTTGCTAAATGTCTAGCAGTAGAATAACCTTGTCCGTGCTTTCCAGCAATCGCAGACTTTTTAGGTTTGCCGGTTACTTCAAACGGCGGGACTGACTGGTCCATGTGGTTCTGTTCCATCTATTGTGTCTTGTAATTTCTCTATTGAAGGTAAGCCAAAGGAAGAATTTTGCTGTGTAAAAAAATTTTTAGCTAACTCTTCTTTTTTTGCCTCTAATTCAGCTGATAGTTTTTCTCCCATAGCAGCTGCGAAATGATTGAAGGCTTCGGGTGTAATCTTTCCGTCAACTAAACTATCTACAATGTTTTGTGCGTGTTCAGACATATATTTCCTTTAACGATTATTTATTTATATCAAAAACTAACCTTCCGTTTCATTACTTAATTCTGTAGATTGTAATGAGCCAGGGGTTTGTTGCATAGGAGCGACTGGTTCAGCAGCAATTTCTTGTTCCATTGTTTCTATTTCATCATCATTCATTCTGAGTATCTCACGTCTTATATAATTTTTACTATAATAAATTCCAATATAAGGTTGCATTTGATTTAACAAATCAATTCTGTTCCTTAAATTTTCAGAAGATTTAAGCTCTTCAAAATACTGATTTTGAGCATAACGATAACTTATCTTTTCTTTTAAAATTTCCCAATCAGAATCAGTAATAATCCTTTTAAGTATTAATTGAGTTCTCAAAATATCATTAAACAAAGTGTTAAATTGTTTTCTTAAACGATTGATAAACTTTGCAAATTTATATTCTTCTCTATTAATTTCTGCTGAGCGTCCAAAGTTGAATCCAGACTGTTGTTGAAATCTTGAAAAAGGAATATTCAACGATTGATAAACTTTGTTTTGAAAATACTCAATATCTGCTATCTGTCCAAGGTTTTCACCCCCAGCAAGGGTAGTAATTTCTGTGCCTCGACCACCTTCTCTTCTCGGCAACCAAAAGTCTTCCAACATTGTCATAAATTTACGATCATCTTTTATCTCTCCTGTAGATGAATCGTATACAATTTTATTTCTATACCGAGCCATCACGTCCTTCATATACTGCTCTGCTTTAAGCTTTGGAAGGTTGCCAATGTCAATATAAAATATTCTTCTTTCTGGAGCTCTAGCCAGTCTATAAATTACTAAAGAATCAGCCATCATCTTTAATTGATTGACTGGCTTTATTGCTTTGTGCAAGTATCCGAGTACTAAATTTCTATCTAAGTCTAACATTCCGGAAGGACAAAAAACTACAGTATCACTAGAAATCCTTATGCCTGAGTTAGAAGTTTGAGGCGTCATGCCTACAGTAGTATAACTTAATCCTCTATCATTATAGATAAAAAATTCATCTACACTTTTAATTAGATCTATGCCAGATGTTGATTTTTCTTTTTTGACTTCTCTAACTTTTCTAATCTTTTTTGCATCGAGGTATCTTAATTCGACAATTCCTTTTTTAGGATCTTTAGTGTCGATTAATTTTTGATAATATATTCTACCATCTACGTACCAACGTCTAAAAATATCGTGAGCTTTTTGGTTAAAATCAAGAAGCTCAGTTACATTTGTAAACTCTTCTCTAATTTGTTTCTTCAAAGAGTCAGAAAGATTAATGTTGTCTAAATTAATAGTTACTGGAGGTTCTTCATCCACTGCTGCAATTGCATCATTTACTATTTCTTCTATAGCATTATCGCAATCCGGATAATTAGAAATCTCTCTATACTTTGTAATTAATTCAGCCTCAGAACGAGTAGAGGCATCAATGTCAACAAAGGTACCGTAATAGCCACCTGCACTGACAGTTGATACCCCATCGTCTGCAACAGGAGTAGCAAATGACTGTGATGTTAAGTCAGGCTTCTCCTGCTTTTGAATAGTAAATCCAAATAAGTTAATACCAGCCATAATAAATTTTCAGTTTAAATTAAAGTCTGTTAAAAATACCACCAAGTACACTTCCAAGACTACCGCTTTGTGAACTAGATGTAGCAAACGATTGATATCTCCAAGTGCAGGTAAATGTTGAAATTGTATCGTTTGCACCAAAGTCAAGACCAACTGGCGATAGATCAATTGGAAATGCATCTCTCAATACATAGGACTTTAGAATATTACCATTTTTGTCTAACTGAAATATATCAAGATTTCTTTGATATTCTGCTGGATTTAGTCTACCATTCTTAGTTTGTAAATCCTCCATTCCAATCATCCACTGCTCAATTGCATTTCTTACAGACATTTGAGCATCATTGAGAACAGTAATTGTCCACGGTGCATAAATTCTATCACCAGTAAACAACACTTCTCTTCCTCTGTAAAGAACAGTTGCTGGGTTAATTGTAGAACCCGGAAGTTCAGCAATATTAACTAAAAAAGGTGCTCTTGCAACGGCTGTTGCAGCTTGCGATACATACGTCGGAAACGATAGTTGTATCGCAAACTGATTAGGACGAAGTCCGCCATTAGTAAGAGACGACTTAAAACGCTCTACGTTAAAAACTGTTGACATCTATATCTCCTTAGGCTCCGACTTCTTCGAACGCAATTCCTGTTCTCGTTGCTACAAAGTTCAGTTGGATGAAGTTAATCGAGCGAGCAGGTTTAATGAAGATATCTGCAACAAACTCATTGCGGTCAATCACTTCTCCGGTGTTGTTGGTTTCATCACAGACCACTTTGAAGTCTGTAATACCACGACGACCCTGAACATCTCTTAAGAACGGCTCAACGAGGTTTCTGAATTGTGCTCTAGTGAATGCATCGTTAAATTCAAATAATTGAAATTTAGAAGCAGTAGCAATTGCTTTTTCGAGAACAATAAACAATCTACGAACATTGATTCTATCAAATGCAGAAGGTTTAGCAAGCAAAGTCTTATCACCAAATAGTACTGTTCCATTTCCTGGGAAAGTTACGACAGGATTTACACCCTTCTTATAGAGTGTGTCTCTATCAGTCTTACCTGGGGAGAAAGGAAGCTTAACAACGTTCTTAATCTGACCTCTATTAAATCCACCAGGTGAGAACCATGGATCTGCTACAAAGTCTGTGCGAACGCAAAGACCAGCAGTGTCTCCATTTAGCGGAACATATCTGTAAACGTCATTATAACGATCGTATTGATACTTCCAACCCGAATCTAGTACACCGTAAGAGGTTGAAGGTAGATTATTTCTAAAATCAACTGCAGCAGCAGCTTCATTTCCGGCATTGTTTACAACATCCGACAACTCAGGCGAAGCAAACACAACGCAATCTTTTCTTACTTCAGCAATATTGTTGATAACAAACGTAACAGTAGCAGACGA